CTTGATGTTGGCCTGGTCCTGGTTGATCCCGACTTGTCCGGCGGTTGCGATATCGGAGAGGGACTTGTTGACTTGGTCGGTACCCGTCTGCCCGCTCAGACCGAGCAGCTGCATGATAGCGGAGCTCGCATCACCAGACTGCGTCCCTCCCCGGCCCAGGAGCTGAGTGATCAAGTCACTTGTGCCACTTGTGGACCCGCCCACTTGGTTGAACAAGTCCATGATCGAGTTCATGCCGATGTTGCCCATCCCGAAGGATGTGTCGGCCGCGCGGGTCCCGAGCCCGCCCGCGATGTTCGCCGCGTCGATCCCGTACTGGTTCCCGCCGGAACCTAGGTTCTGCCCGCCGAACAGCGCCGCAAGTTGTGCACGCACTCCGAGCGTGTCGGCCATGACGTTCGCGTTGGGACTGGAGCCGAAGGACGAGCTACCAGTGCCGTTGGGGTTGTACGGCGTGTTGGGTGTACCGCTTCTCCACGTGAGAGCGTAGTTCCCGCTAGAGTCCGGAGCAGCGTAGGAATTCGGGAGACCGTAGATTTGGTTCTCCGGGTAGTACTGAACTCCGTTGATCCCCTGGCTTGCGAGGTAGTCTACAAGATTCTGGCCGGAGTACCCTTTGCTAAGGGCGTCGTGCAACGCATATTCCATCGACCCCTGCTGTAGGTCACCCCAACCGTCCCCAAGACCAATTGGGCTGTGGGAGTTCCCAGCACTGCCATCCGGGTTCGTGAGCGACGGGATTTTCGGCGGGGCTGCGGGCGCTGGGGCTGATCCCTGCCGGGCTCCCGCAGTTATGTTATTCCGGACTACGTCAGTTACTCCCGCGAGCGGGTCATCGGGAGTGTTGCCCCCATCCATCGGGATAGGAGCAGTGCTCCGGCCGGTATCCGGAGGTTGTCCTCCGTCCAGTCCTAGAGTACTTTGTCCGAAGAAATCGTCGGCAGCTGCCATGGAGAGGCCTCGTCAGCGATCAACCCGAGTAAGGTCATGTTCACGGGTCGGTTGTCTACAACCTGTGCATGTCGCACAAGGCCTTCGGGTTTGAATCCGACCCTCATCAGAAACCTGCGCAATGCGCTTGAGGAGGCTCGGTTCTCGGTGTCGAGGAGAACGGCGTTTATGCGGAGAAGTTGGAACGCAGCGAACGCGTGCTTGAGTACGGCTCGGACTTGCGTTGTGCGGTAGGGACTCAGCTTCCGGTCCCAGAACACGACGTTTAGCGTAGCCGTTCCGAAGGGCCTTACGTCCGTCAGGTAAATGAGACCTTCATCCCCAGCTTCTACGAAGTACGAGTCATGTCGGAAGACAAGCTGGTTGATGAACGAGTCCCCGTTTTCCCGGGGTACGTTTGTATCCTTGTACTGCATGAGCAGGTGCTGAAAGTCTTCGAGCCGATCGAACTTCAGCTCTCGGAGCTCGGCGAGCTTGTCTAGTACGTCAACGGGCTCCCCAGTACGAAGAACGTTGCTTTCTGGTTCGCGGTCGAGCACCGGAGGAATATCTGGGACTTGGTCCATGGGGTTACTCCGAGGTTTATCGCACCGGTAACCGGTGGGATCATTAAGAGGAATCCGGGCGGAATTTGCCCGAGGTTGTGCGTAACGGCAAAGTCGGTGTTGGCGGCGCCCGTGTCCGCCACCGTGACCCACGCTCCCAGAATGTTGTCCTGGGTCAAGCCGTCTCCAAAGGTCAAAAGGCCGTTGATTACTTGGTCGAGACCCTTGAAGATGGTCGAGAGCCGGTGCATCATATTCACGCGCCAGTTCTCCACCTGCTTCTCGTCCTTAGGTCGGGCCGCTAGTTCCGTGACTTGCAGGTCGATGCGCATTACGTTGTCTGCGTCTGGTGGAGTTCGAAGGTTGCGTTGAACTCGGCGATTTGAAAGGTTTCGGTGGTTGTGTCGTTTTCGAACTTGAACCGGATCTGGTTGCCTACGCACAACGTGTCTACGTGGAGAGTCTTGAATCCGGAACTTAGAGAGTTTCCCATGACTGAGTAGGGACCCTGCCAAGAACCACCACCGTCTACGGACGTGTAGAACCGCAGGGTGAATGGAACACCGATTGCCTTGTATGTGATGTAGATTCTCCGGAGCGAGATCTGCTTACCGGGCATCTGGAAGAGTTTTTCCGACGTGAAGTCACTAGAGGTCCAGCGGCACGGGATGCTAGCGCCGTCGTCCGACAGGAACTGAGGTCCCCACTTGTAGACCTTGCCGGACTGGTTCCCGGTGAGGAACACAGGAGCTACGGAACTGAGTACGTGGGAATCCCATTCGTAGGCCGATGTGTCCCAGTCACCAGTGGCCGTGTCCCAAGTGGCCGTTTGGTCCAGTGGGTAGAGAGTACTTGCTCGCATGCCAGAGGTGGACCAGGGGTACCAGATCCCTCTGGCGAAGTTGAAGACCCACGGGGCATCCGGGGTTACTTGATCCGAGCCCATCGCTAAGAACACGATGTATTCTTGGGTGTCGGGGAGTACATCCGCAAACATGATGTCGAGTTTTGCGGGGTTGAGGGAGGCGAAGATTGCCTCGCGAACCTGCGGCGCGATCTCGGTCGGAGTGGTCCCATCGAACTGGTAGAACGCGTCGGTGCCCAGGAAATAGTGGATTTGGTTTCGTCCGTGCAACGTGAATGGGGCTAAGAGTCCGATGTCTGCTACGCGGGTTTCGTATCGGAACGGGGCTAAGGCCGTAGGCTGGGGGATCGCCACCTCGATCAAGTTCGTGTAGTACAAGGCCATGTTTAGGCCGAGCTTGCGGATCCCCTGCATCGTTACGGGACTTTCCACCTGGTCTCGGAACCCGGAGCCAAGTCCGACCCAGTCCGTGTGATCCAGGGCCACTGGCCACCGGTGTCGAAATGGCAGCGGGTTCCCCCCTTCGACCGTGCTTCCGAGATTCAACCGCTGGTTGAACCGTTCGAGGAACCGCGCGGCGGGGGCGTTCGCATTCAGACTTGCGTAGGTATCGACTCCGAAAGTCACGACCTTCACAGGGTCCACACCCTGGCAGAAGACCATCTTGTTTTGGGACGTAGCGAAGGAAAAGAGCTTCTGGTCGGTTCCGGTTAGCCCCGCCCCAGTAACCTCAACCCAGTGGAGAGTTGCTGGGTCAAACCGGTAGATTTTAGTCGTGCCGGTCGCGAAGAGGTACGAATTTCCCTCGAGATCACGGGTTCCGTACAAGCCCGTGATTGCCTGGCCGATGCCTCCGTCGGTTTCGAGTTCGGCGTAGCCGTACCGCTTGCACAGGAGACCGGATCGCACCCGGAGATTCAACATGTCGGGGCTTGCGCCGATAGGAATCTCCCGTTCCGGGTCTGCGTTCCACTGGCCGAGAGTTGGCCGGATGGGAACCGAAAGTTTGAGGTTCCCTTGTTCCTTAACCTGCACGGAAGTCCTGTTCGCGCCTGGCAGTCCAGCCCGCAAACGTCCTTTCGAGTACCCCGAGAGAGCCCCGGAGCTCGGAGATCGTGTTGGTCAAGTTAGCTACGCTCTTCTCCAAGTTGTCTACGCGTTGGGAGTAGCGTCCCAACTGGTAGGTGCTAGTAAAGAGTGCAATCAAGATACCTCCTCCGAGGAGCGAAGCCCAGAGCGTTGGGTCCATGTGCACCTACTGCGCGATGATGTAGTTCGTGACGAGGTACGGCGGGTTGTTCGCGCTTGTGGCACCGGCGCCCGCACTTGCTGTTGTACCGGTTGCAACGGCTCCCGCAGGAGAGGCGGCTGCCGCTGTGATGCCGGTTGCCGCGGGTCCGGGGGAAATATAATCCCCAGCGTTATCCGCCCATACGAAGTTATGGGGTGTCCCACCTGAAGCGAAGGGAGCGACAAACTCGGACTGCGCTGGGATCCCGTGTACCAAGTGCTCGTGGGTTGGGTCCGTAATTCCGATTGCGTGCGTGTGGTCGATGACGTCAGTGTACGTGTGGGTGTGCGCTGCACCTGTGTGCGTGTGGTCGATCGCACCGCCCGCAGCTCCAAGTGTGCTTCCAGTTCCCGCAGCAGCCTTGCCCAGGGGGAACTTCTGCCGCATGTCGGGGACGTTGAAAGTCCCGACACCGTCACCAGCTCCGTAGGCGGTGCCGATTACGCCGAAGAGTGCAGCGTATGTGGTACGGGAGACGGCGGCCCCGTTACACATGAGGAACCCGGTGGGCGCCGCGGACCCCGCGAAGGCGAGGACACTGCCGGTCGGAGTAGCTGCTCCTCCTCCACCGCCTCCCCCGCCGATGACGATGTTCCCGTTCATGTCGATCGCGAACTTGGTTACGCCGTTCACGACGAGTTTCACCAGCAAGCTGCTTGCGTCACTGGCCGTGTTAGTGATTGCGGCGTAGATAGCAGCGCAGATGCCGGTTGTGTTCCAGGTCTGGATGAGTTGGATTAAGCCGCCGGCGATCGACCCGGTTAAGCTGTTCCCAGCGTCACTCGTGATCGGGGTGATGTCGTTCGCCGGGCGCAACCGCACCTGAGTGTGCTTCCCGTCGTTCGCATCATTTGCGAAACTGTGGTCGACGGCAATCCGGTCCTGCACCCCAGCCTTGAGCTCACGGATCCGGTTGTCTCCGTTGCTTAGGGCTTCAGATCCAGCCGGCGTCGTGAGGTCCCAAGGTGTGAGGGGCATTTTGCTTCTCTTTTACTTGACGACGGGGTGAACGATGTTCGTTGCGTCGACGACAGCAGAGATCGCAGCGCCTGCTGTGGCAGTGACGGATGCG